AGTAGTATAGATGGAGATTTTTTAACTGCTGATGGTGTAGCTAAGTATATGCATATCAGCAGAATGTCTTTTTACAAAATACTTAAAACAGATGACAGTTTTCCTCAAGGTCATTCTATACTTTCAGGAGAAAAGAGAAGTAGAACGATTTGGAAAAAACAAGATGTTGCTGATTGGATAGTAAGTAAAACTGCAATTAAAAGTGAACATTAACTTCTATGAACACTAGACCAAAATACGAAACAAGTGAAGACTTGAATAATGAGGGCAGTATTATTAACCATGTTTCAAAAATATGGAATGTGAATTTTAGTAAACTGCCTTTATCGTATAAACTTGATTATGCCATGTATAGAGAAAACTCTTTGATGGGGTTCTGCGAAATAAAACGGAGAAAGTACAGAAGAGAAGACTTTGAAACTTATATCATATCACTAGACAAAGTTATTAAGGCAAACGAATTAGCAAGAATTACAAATACAAAATCTGTTCTATTGGTATCGTGGCTAGACGGAATGGGTTGGATTAATTTAAACGAAGATTTCTCATGCAAGAGAGGTGGGAGAAATGACAGAAACGATTGGCAAGATGTAGAGCCAGTATGTCATTTTAGAATATCAAAATTTAAAGATGTAAAGATGAAAGAAGAGATTAGTGTATGAGAATATGTTTTAGCAACTGGGAGTTTAATATTTCTTTAAGATATAGAGAGAAAAGAAAACCACATAACATACTAAATGCGAGAAGAAAATCAGAAAAAAGATTGCAAGTAAGCGAATACAAAAAACAAATTGGTTGTGAAAAATGTGGATATAAAGATAATCCAGATATTTTACACTTTCACCACATAGACCCAATATATAAAATTGGCAATATATCAAGAATGGTTCAAAAAAATCATTCTATGGATAAAATATACAGAGAAATACAGAAGTGTCGTTTACTTTGCATAACTTGTCATCATAAAGAGCATGGCATTAAGGATAATTATGTTTAAAGCAATGGCGATAATATGTAGCGTATGGATAGCTGATGGTAGAGCAAAACAAGGTTGCTTTACACATATGTTTGATTGGGAGTTTGAGACTAAGAAACAATGCCAGATGAGATTGTTTCAATACAAGTCGAAAGAGATATCATCTTATCATAGAATTATAATAGATGAGTGTATTTATGTTAAAAAATCTTAGGAGTTAATAATGGAAAAACTTGTTTTATGTGATAGATGCCAAGTTTCAATGAGGAGATTTGGTGTCAAGTTTGACGAGGGCAGAGTTATGATCGCATATGGTTGCCCAATATGTTTAGTTAAAAAATTTGTAGAGGAAGAAGATGAAGAATGACAATGTGAACAGACCAAGACACTACAGAAAAGGTAGTGTTGAATGTATAGATGCCATAAAATCTGCTCTTGGAAATGGATATCAATATTATCTTCAAGGTAATGTTATGAAATATTTATGGAGACATGAGCATAAAAACAAAACAGAAGATTTAGAGAAAGCGTTTTGGTATCTCAAAGAATTAATTAAAATAAAGAAAGGAAAGAAATGAAAGCTATTAGTGAAGATGATGTACAGAAAGCCGTAGATTGGCTCAGAGATAACGCTGAGGCTTGTGCTAAAGCCAGAGCAACAAGAATATATCTAGAAGAATACAGAAAGTCCATCAAGGCATTGTTGATGAGCAAATATCAAGACTTGTCTGTTTCTGCACAAGAAAGAGAGGCTTATGCACATGATGACTACATAAGCCATCTAAAGACACTAAAAGAGGCTATATATCAAGATGAGAGGCTTAGATTCTTTCGTGCCTCAGCAGAGGTCAAGATAGAGGCTTGGAGAACTCAACAAGCTAATATCAGAGCAATAAAGATATAAAGATGTCTCATCTGAAGATATCTACAAAAGAACTAGAGTTATTCGTTACAAGTATGAAAGTGTACTTGAGAAAGATAGACGAAGACCACCCCTACCCTTATGCATATAACCACCCAGTTTCTAAAGAGAAAAGATACCTTAATCAAACTATAGGTAAAATAGAAAATGAAATAAAGGTTAGATCAATGAGACCACACAAGGTTACAGTATAGCCACAATCCCACTAGATTAAATTACAAAACAAGAGAGGTATTTATGCCTCTCGCAGTAGAGCCAAAGGGATTGGGGTGGCGTTCTAGTGCCTCCGTCTAAAAACGCAGGTGCGTGGGCTCACAGAGAGGGTCATGAAATCATAAACTTTTAGTGTGTCTCTGTCATGCCGATTCGGGATTTGAGACGGAATATTAAAATCACGAACTTTTAGCTATCACAAAAGTTAAAGTTAACTTTTAACTTGCCTCTCTAAAACCAGCAGACCTCATCAAGATAAGCCCTCTTCTCATAAGGTCGTTTATTCTATCTCTTCTTATACGGATCAGATTTCTTTTTACCTTATCTTCTATTCTTGGGTTTCTTTCTATTTCCTTGATTTGTCTTAACAGTCTGTTTCTTGCATTATCTATAGCCTTTAATCTTGGAACTATAGCTAATTGTTCTCTATTGTCCTCTAATAATTCTTTTATTTTATCTGTATCTCCTGACCTTCTAGCTATGTCGTATCTAGCTAGTATCGTGAATAACGCTTTTCTGTTCTCTAAATAATTTGAAACATCTTCTCTTTCACTTGGAGACGCCACTACTTTTCTTGCAAAAGGTATAGCTCTAGTTATAGATCCTTGGAAATCATCGTTAATAGCGTCATATATATTAACTGGTGTTTCAAGTGATCTTTGTACAAATCTACCAACACCACCAGTTGAATAGTCAAACCAAAACTCCATAACATCTGGAGATAGATCTATAAATCCACTCTCTACCTCATCTCCTCCTGTAATCGTATTTAGCGTATTTGCAATACTTTTTGCTATTGGGCTTGTGCTTGACCAATATGCCTGACTATTTGGTGTAGGTCTTGATGCAAACTGAGGTGACTCTTTAAAGATTGGGTCTCCTTTGTAGTCCTCGTTGATAGCCACACTCACAAATGGGTCCAGAACTGTAGGTGCAGCCAAGTTATAGAAGTTATCAAATCCTCCAAATGGACTTAAACTTTCAAATGCAGTTCCAAATATAGTCCTACTTGCTTCGCCGGGTGTGTACTCGCCCCTTGCTGCGCGGGACATTGCCCTTCCTAAATTAACTGCTATATTCATTCCATAAGCTAAAGGTATGGTAATAAACTTATCCTCTGCTAAACCAAAAGTTGGTAAAACAAAATTATGTTCTAATATGTATCTTGGTAACTCATCATAATCTTTAATGCCATCTTCATCCTCATCCCCAGATAACATTGAGTTAAATGCATCTTGCATCAAGCCATATACAACTAGTCCAGCCCATACTTTTCTAACACGCTTCGATTTAACCGCGGCGTTTATAAGGGCCATAGATCCCTGCAATGACGCATTATAAAATAAATACCAAGAATTTAAAAATTGTTTTTGCTCTCCACCTTTTGCAAAGTTTACAGTTATGTTCCTTGCCGCTTGTGCTGCGCGGGCAGGAGTGACGCCACGCTTCACTAAAGCAGTATAAGTAGCAACACGAACACCATTCTCAACTGCTGTGTTATAATCATCTAAAAATTTACCTAATTTTTTAAACCCATTTTTTACAAGGCCAAGTTTGCCTTTCTTATTATTATCTGCAACATCACTTAATATTCCATTTATTCTATTCATTTGATCTTGCAAGTCATTCATTTGGTTGGTTGCGTTTTTACCACCTGCATTTACAAATTTTAAATATTCTTTTGCCCAAAACCCCTCAGTGTCTCCATCACGGAGGTTCTTTGCAATACCCTTTACAGCAGGAAGTGCACCTTTTAAAACTTCAGATGTAATACCTTTTTGATCATATTGTTGAACATTTACACCGGCAGTTGCCAAGTCTCTAGCAAAGTTTGGTATAACAAACGATGGGTTGTAAGTTGTATTAATATTAGATAAATATCTGTTCAGTTTACCAAGGGCCCGCGTAAAAGAGCCTACACTATCTGGTGTCATCATGCCTTTCATAGCTCTAGCTATTCTTGCATCAGTAAACGTTATAAACACATTTTGGCCATTTTCTCTTACAGTCAAAACCTTATCTTTCATATCTTGAGGAATATCATCTCTATCAAAATATACATGACTAATATGTTGCATCTCTTTCTGTAAGTTAACATTAACTTCTGTCTCTCCGTCTGCAACACCTCTAACAAGCTGTAAATATGATAAACCAACCTTATTTCTTTCAGAGTCTGCTATAGATTTATTGTTCTGAGCAAATAAAGATGCAACTATATCACTAGCATAAAAATCTTGTAACTCGCCTTCTTCTGATCTTACTCTTCCTTTTGCTTTTCTGTCTGGATTTTTTAATGCACCAAATAAGTTTTGTATTACAAAGTTTTCCTGTCTTACATCACCTTCGTTATCTGCATTTATTTCTTGTTCAAAATCTAAATCACCTCTTAAAGGAACATAGTTATCATATATTTCAGTATATTCTTTTCCATCTTTATCAACAAATCTTTCTGGTATCAGTCCACCTTGTCTTCTTTCTTGATTTGTGTTTTGTACTATTTTTTGAGCAAAAGATATTATGTTATTTAATTTTGTGCTTTCTGTATCTGATAAAGTTTTTGACCAATCTAAAATTCTATTAGCTTCGTTGGTATGCATTCCTGAAGCTATATCATTTCCTAAGTAATCGTTTCTTTCTTTCGCATGCGAAGCATAAAGGATGGCATCTGCTAATGCCATTTTTTTACTAGGATATCTGCCATCAGTAGCAGTTTTGTAAAAATTAGAAAGGTTTGAAAGTTCATTTAATTTATCTTCACTAACATTTAAAGAATCAATAACCTTTACCATAGGTTCAAATAATTCTTTTTGGGATTTATCTACCTTTGCACCAGCAATACCATGAAATAACTCTTCTCGCATATAAACATCCATGGCATCAGTTATCTCAACTCCGCTTTCTCTTAGCTTGTCCATCAATGCACCAATAGGTAAAAATCTATCTTGTGTTTGTATTAACAAATTTTGAGCAGCTTCTCTAAGCTTTTGCTCTTCTACTCTTCCAAGACTAAATTTATGCCCAACCTTAGCTAAAACTCTTGATAAATTATCATATCTAATCTTTTGCCTTGTTTGATTAATACCTTCATTAACAACTTCACTTGTAGTGGTTGCTTGTTGATTCATGACCGGAGAACTTATACTAGAATAACTAAACTTCTTTTCTGTAGGATAAGCAGTTCTTATAACATAAACATCTGATCTCATTGGAGGTGAAGTTGGATCTAACGGCATTCCTTTTGGCACAAACTTTAATGGCATAATTAACTGATAATTTCTTGGGCCATTATGTGGAGTTTTATTAAACTCTAATCTTATTCCTGTGCTAGGTGTATCAACAAGGTTAAATCCATTATTAGTGCCTTTTGTTTGTTGATAAAATGCCTTAGCCAAATTATCATAAAGCAGTTTACGTAAATTATTATATTTAAATATTTCTAATAATTCTTGCTCATGACTTTTTCCTGTTTCATCTCTAATAGCAGTAATATGTTTTTCTCCATATCCGCTATAATCATTTTCTGCAACTTTCTCATGATCTCCCTCTACATATAAAACAGGTATTGTTCTACCTCTAGCTTTAATCATTCCATAAATATATTTTCTAGCATTACCTTCATCAGCATATATATTACTCTTTAATTCTTGAGGTATCGGTATCATTGAGAATTGTTGTTCCTCAATGGTTTCGTTAATAGCTCTTATTTCTTCTTCTGTAGATTCGCTTAGAAGATCATGACCTTCTAATTCTTCTGTGGTGTACTCTCTTTTTTGGTGTCCAACATTTTTTTCAGGCTCTCCAGTACTTCTAACAGCTTGTTGTCCGGTATCTGGTTTACCAAGGCGTCTGTCTCTGTCTGCCTTGGGAAGTGCTTGTCCAATGGTTTCTTCATCTTTGCCTCTCTTTCTTAAAAATTCTATAGCTGCATCCACATAATCATTATCAGAGCCTTGACCCGGAGCAACACCTATGCTTTTAAATAAACGTTTTTCTCCATACCAAAATACAGCCTGAGCATCTGCTATTGTAATAGGTCTATTACTTCTTCTTGGTGTGTTATTATACTCGCTTACAACTTGTCTTATAATACTTCTCAGTGTTTCTCTTTCTCTGCCCCCTCTTGGTGTCTCTGCTAGTTGAGGATTAATATTTCTTGCTAAAGATTCAGTAGCCAATATAAATTCTGATTTCTCAGGAAGACCATCCTGACCTAATTTTGAAAAATCTCTTTGATAAACTCTATTTACAGTCAAAGAAATAGCATCAACATCATCTGGATTTTTTAACAAGTCAACACCATTCTCTTCAATTGCTTCAGATAATCTTGACTTATCATCATCTGTCCCAGATTCTATAACTTTTTGAACAGCTTCTTTAACTCTATTTCTAGCCCTAGTCATAGTTTTTTCTGTTGGTATAATAAATGGATGACCTGTAATTCTATTTGCAAAACGCATAAACCATCTATCCATTGTTAGATAAGAAAAATCTCCAGCTAAATTTTGATAAAAAGAACCAATTTTACTTCCAAATATAAATGAAGCAGGAACTTCAGTGCCAACATTCTCAGTTGTAATTTTTGCTTTTAATTGTTTTAAAATAGGCAAGTTATTTATTTCACCTACAGTAGTTTTTGTATCTAAAAATGTTTTTATTTCAGCATCAGACATCTTCATGTTGGTTTT